TACTATTACTATTTGTATAAGCTGTAATATGATTAGCAATTTCTTCTTTAGTTCTTGTTTTATTTGCAGTTAGTTTATGTAAATTACCTAAACCACAATTATATGTAAAACTTACCAAAGCATCTAGTTCATTTTGAGTTAAATCTAAATAACTACAATAATCTAAAACTGTATTGGCATAACCTTTTAAATCTGCTAATAATAATCTATCAGCTTCTTCAATATCAATAGTTTGATTAGCTTTTACATCTTTTCCGGAATGTCCATAGCCTATTGTATAATTAGTTTCACCATCTAATTTATAAGCTTCTAATTTTAATCCTTCATATTTTTTAACTAAATCTACACAATTTTGAGAAATTGTAGTTGCTAATTCTATTTGAGGTTCTGCTATTTCAGCTCTAGTTTCATTTAAACTTCTGCTACTTATAGAATTTTGATTTGCAATTGCTACTGTTTGTGGTTCAATTACATTTTGTTGATTTGGTATTTTAAGTATTAAAAGTATTAAAATTAAATTTATTATTATCAGTCTTTTCATTTGTTTCTCCTTTACTTACCTTTACTGCTTAATTCTTATTAAATTAAGTTTTAACAAGTTTTTATACAAAAGTAATGTAATTATATACCTAAATATAAAAACTTGTTTATTTTTAATTTTAAACACTATAAATTTATAGCAATATTTTTTAAATCTTTTAATGAATACCCTGTTCCATAACCACTTTCTTTAATTATCTTTCCATTATAAATTAAATAATATTTACTTGAAGTACAAGATAAATTATTTGCAACTTCTCTTTCTATACAAATATTATTTGTTAATTCATATTTAACTATATCACCGTATTCATCTCTTATTAATTTGAATCTTTTCATATCCTTTACCTACCTTTACTAAATTTATTTATTTCTTACTATACATTTATTATACTATATTATAATAAATAAGTCAATAGTTTTTTATAAAATTTTTTAAAATATTTTATAGAATAATTAAGATAATAAATAACTTACTAATTGATGTCTATTTTGTTTCGTTAATTTTCCATCTATAAGTAAATCTGACATTCTTCCTTTTTGAGCTACAATATCGTGAATTTTTTCATCTATTGTATTTTTACACATTAAAGTAATTATATTAATATTTTCTTTTGTACCAATTCTATGAGCACGGTCTTCTGCTTGTTGTTTTATAGCTTGATTCCAAGGCTCATCTAAAAATATAACTGTATTTGCTGCTGTTAAAGTTAAACCAGTTCCCATTGCTCCAACAGTTCCAACAATAACTTTACAACTATTGTCTTCCATAAATTTCTTTTCTTGCTCAACTCTGTCTTTTGTTTCTCCTGTTATAATTGCAGGGTTATATTGTTTTAATCTTTCATAAGTAGGATTTGTCATTGATGTCCAATTACTAAAAACTATTGCTTTTCCACCATTTGCTACTATTTCCTCTAATAACTCATCTAGTCTATCTAATTTTGCACTTTCTTGTATTGTACTTGATAATATTCCTGTATAATCAGTTGCTTGCCTCATTCTTATCATTTCTGATAATGGGTTTATAGCACTTTCTACTTTATCGATGTTGTTTTGTACTTCCATTGTTACTTCTTTATATATTTTAGCTTGTTTAGGTGTCATTTCAACATATTCATCTGTATAGATTTTTTCTGGTAAATCTAAAACATCTTTTTTTAATCTTCGTAGCATAATATCATCAAATTGTTCTTTTAATTGGTCTAAATTCTTATAGCCCATTATTTGATAGCCTCCAAAACCACCAAATATACAATAATGCTGTTTAAAAGAATAAAAAGCGTGTTTTTCATAACCAAGCCATTTTAAATGTATATATAAATCTAATGGATTATTCATTAAAGGAGTTCCTGTCATACTTATCATTGTTTCCGCCTGTAATTTTAAAATTGCTTTTCCTTGTTGACTTGTTGGGTCCTTTACTCGATGGAATTCATCTCCAGCTATCATATTTATAATACCCTTATCGCATAATTCTTTTAGTTTATCTATTATTTTTTCATTTCTTAATGTTTCTATATTAGTTATTAAGAAATATGAATTATATAGACTATTATAGGTATTAAAATTGCCATTAGGATATTTTTTATACATATATTCTAAATCAATTAAATCATCTAATCTATCTTGAACTGTGCCTATATATTCTTTATCTTTTTTCCATCTAGTACCCAAAATCCAAGCACTCTCATTACTATGTTTTTCTACTTCGGCTTTCCAATTCCATTTTAATCCATTTACTCCACAAATAATCAAGCAATGCTTATAGTTCCTTTGTTGTTTCTTAATACAAGCAATATTTATAACTTGCATTGTTTTACCTAAACCTTGCTCATCACCTAAAAGAAATCTATCATATTGTAATCCATAATTAATACCTTCAATTTGGTGTTTAAATGGTTGTATTTTAAATTTATAGTCCTTAGGTATATAATTACTTATCTTGCCGATTAAAATTGAAATTTGATAGCTTCTCGTTTAAATCTATTATATTTAATTTATAATCTTTCAACTGTTCTTTTAAATTATCAAAACTTTTTAATGGTAATTCCCATTCCTTTGTATCTGGTAACCAATATCTGATTACTTGTTCTCGCATAATATTAACTATGTTTTGGTCGTAAGGAAATGTTATATATAAACTATAATCACCATTACATTTATTTGATTTTTTAACTTCTATTTTTATCAAATCATCATCTCCTATTCATATATATCTACTAATTTTAATTCATAATTAATTACATTTTCTCTATCATAAAATTTATATTCACTCTCTATAAGTAAATATTCTGGATTTATCTTTTTCAAAACTGCTAATTTTGCTTTATCAAATGAAGTATAACCTTCATTAAAATTAACTTCCAAACTTCCGTTTTTATAAAATGTTACTTTTATTACCCAAATATGATTCATTGTATTTACCTCCTTCTAATTCTTATTAGAATTAAATTTAACAAGTTTTTCTATTATATGTATAAAATTATATTGCTTTATAACTAAAATTGAAATTTGAATGGTTTATTTATTAAATTTATAGAAGGAAGGCTTTAAGCCTCCTCTTCTTTTTCAAGTTTTTCTTTTTCAAGCTCTTTTTCTATGTACTCTTTTAAATCTTTAAGCTTACCCTTGAAGCAAAATTTTAATTGTTTCATATTTATTACCTCCTTTCTATGTATTTATTATAATATAGTATAATTAAAATGTCAATAGTTTTTTGAAATAAAATAATAAAACTATCTAAAAAATAGATAGTTTTATTTGGAGGCGATGGAGAATTTTGCAATCCCAATCACGCATTTGCAGTGCGTTGCCTTAGCTTTTTGGCTACATCGCCTTATATGATTAGTCCTATATTTCAAGGACTAATTTTTATTTCTTTGGTATAGTCATAAAATAAGTATAAACCTTATCTTCATTTGCATCTTCATCCGAAATAAAATCTTTTGCAAATTTAACATACATTTCAAGATTATTTTCAAATAAATCGTGATAATCATTATAAGCAGAATTCATTACTACCCAGAAATCAATTGGTCTTATAGTAGATAATCCATATTGTTTTCTTACTTGTTCTGTTTGGTCTAAAGTCCAGTGTATTCCATAAGGTTTCATATTTTCAATAATATATTTTGCTTTTTCTTCATTTAACACTCTACCCTCTGATATTTCATATAAATCACATTCAATATCTTCATATTCTTCTACATCTAATGATTTCATATATGAAATTGTATCTATTATAACATCTCCCAGTTTCTTTAATTTGTCAGGGTCTTTGGAAGTGATAATTTTTTCTACATAATATTTATGCATCTAATCACCTTCTTCCTCTTTTTTCTTCATTTTTTCGTGAAGTTTGTCATCTAATAAATGAATTTCTATACTATTCCAGCTACTTTCATTAAATCTTGCTATCCATCTTGATACTTTTTCATATTTCTTCATAAAGCAATAAATTAAATCTTCAATAACGCAATTAGTTATACCGATTACGTCAAAATGCTCTTGATTTAATTCTCCTAATTCTTGGATATTTCTATTTAATAAATCTCTCCATTTTTCTAAATGGTCTTTCAAACTTATAGGATTATAGTTTGGATTTCCTACACTAGCATTAAGCATTTTTCTATATTTATCAAAATAGCTATTTTCTAATTCTTGATGCTTACATAATAGATATTTGGTTTCGCATCTATGAAGTCTTTTAAATCCATTATAGCCCCAGCTTTGAGTATATTTCATAGCATCATCATTTATCATTAAAGCTGTAAGAATTATATTATCTACATTTTTATAAATTTGTTCAATCTCCATTTTTTCCTCCTTTCAGAAGTCTAATTATTTCCTTATTTTGTTCAACAATAGTTTTCAAATAATTATTAGTCTGCTCATCCAATACATTGTTTTGCTGATTTAAAACTTTATCTTGTTCCAATAAATGTTTCATAATTGCATCATTACTTGTTTGTCCAATATTTAGAACTAAATCTATTAGTTGTGAAATATTTGCTACATAATTTAAACCATTACAAAAATTATTAAAATCATTATTGTTTGTTTCGTTCATCATCTATCATCCCTAATAATAAATCTAATTTCTGTTCTATTCTTTTTTGAGTATTTTCCTGTTCTGTATTTTTGGATAAGTTAGTTAAACCTAAACAAGTATTGAATAGAGTGAGCAAGAATTCTAATAATTCAAATTGACTATTCATAATCTAGGCAAGTCTTTCAATTACAAGACTTGGGTCACCTACTTGAATAGGATTTGTTGGTGTGTTATTTTTTACAGTTATCACAACAGAACTATTGCAAGGTACTCTAACTAATATTTCAGATGATACATTTTCATAACCACCTAATGATGCTGGAGTAGTAACCATTAAACCACCTGTTATATTTTCTCCTGCATTTGTTATATTAAGTGTTATAGGTCCTACAGCTACTGTATTTGTAACATTTGCGTTGAAATGTACTTTATAAATACCTGGTTTTGTTATTGTGAATAATCCACTATTGTTATTATGTGAAAGCCAACCACAGCATCCTTCACAACTATTTGTTCTTACATTAGTTCCATTGAATAGAATATTAGCTAAAGGTTGTACTGTTTGTACAACTGAATTGATTGCATCAATCATTTTATTTTCCTCCTTATTTTTTTATAAATTAAAAGAGAATAGATTATAAATCTACCCTCTTTGATTATTTAAGCAAAATCACTGATTAAGTGAAAAATAGATTATATCTAAAAAGCTTTTATTAAATTAGCATCCACATCCATTACCGAATAAGTTATTAAGAGCTAAATTTTGGCTTTGGTATGGGCTACAAGTCAAATATGCTGGAATACTTCTAGGAATTACATATTGATTAATATATCCTTCAATATTAGCAGTTTGATTTAATTGAGATAATTGAAAATCTCTTGATTGGATTGCACTATTTTGTTCAGCAACTTTATCACGAAGTCCTTGAATTTCGTATTGGCACATTTTATCAAGAATTTTTTGAGTATTCTCGTTTTGATTTGTTATGATTGCACAAGTGTTTTGTGCATTGTCATATCTTACAGCGTCAATATTTCTATTGGTTTCGCCATTTTGTTATCATATAGGCTCTTTATCCTATATTTCTATGGGTTTCCTCCATAGTTCAGACTATATCTTCACCCTTAAATTAATATTAGGGTGTTCGGCACTCTTGGGTATATTATATTCTCGTTTGAGTTTCAATACCTAGTCGTTGAACCTTTACAAGTCATTTAAGCTTGCACTTGGCTGCTGATTATCATATTTACATATATGTCCTTTACACGGTTTATTATTTTTTATACTTCTTATAAGACTTTCACTCCATACACCTAAGTATTGAGCACCTGTTCTTATTGATGGAAATATTTTATCATCTATAATTACTTTTTTAGAATTAGTTGTTTTTAAAACATAATCTTTTTGTTCTTCATCAGCA